CGCCCTCGGCCATCTTGCGCACGAGGTGCGCGACGAGCTCCGACTCGATCTGCCGGTAGACCGCGGCGACGAGCTCACCGGCGTCGTCCATCTGCTCGGGCGTCAGCACGCTAGAACCCCTCGTCGACTACCGTCTCGCCTGCCTCGGCGCGCGCCTGCTCCTCGGGCATGCCGTAGAAACGCTCGAGGTACATCCACTTCGGGACCACCCCTGCCGCGATCTCGTCGAGCATGGTGGCCTTCTCGGTCTGGGTGTCGACGATGATCGAGTCGTCGAACTGCACGTCGACGTCCCCGAAGTCCTCGGGCACGGGCGCTGCGCAGTGGATCCGCGCACACGTCAGCAGCGCGGCGGCCACGCGCTTGATGGCCTTGCGCATCTCGTTCTCGTGCTTGCGGACGTTGCGCATGAGCGCGGAGCTGTCGGCGGAGACCTCGGTCGCCGTGCGCAGGCCGCCGGGCTTGTCGATCGCGAAGTAGTCCTGGCCGAACCCGCACTGGTCGCCGAACTCGGCGAGCGCCACCTCGAGCGCCTCGCGCAGCGGGGCGGTGCGGATGGCGGGGGAGTACACCTCATAGAGGTCCTTGCCCGACTCGCCGGCCAGCGTCACGAACTTGCGGTCGCCGTCTCCGGCCGGCACCGGCACGAAGCGGCCGTCGGCGCTGCGCACGTCGACGAGCGCCTCGTCCAGGAACACCATGGCCTCGGTGAGCACGACCTCCTGGTACAGCGCGTCGAACGCCATGTCGACCGCCTGGATGGCGCCGCCAGTCGCGCGGTCGAACACCGACACGCCGCACGGGCTCGTGTCGGAGAGCGTGTTCGAGATGCCCGGGCGCACGACGGCGAACGTGGGAGTCGCGCACCCGCTGTCCCACTCGGCGATGAGCCCGAGCGCGCCGGGGTCGACGCGCTCGCCCTCGCGGTCGAACAGCAGCGTCTCGACGACGTACGTGCCGGCGTCGCCCAGGCGGTGCACCTGGAGCTGGTCGTAGGGCTTCCCGCCGACGTGCGTCTTCGTGCAGAACGCGCACTCGGAGACCCCGTCGTCGTCCCACGAGAGCGGCACGATCATGCGCGCGTCGTACGTGCGCAGCCTCAGCACCGTGTCGGCGGCGTCCTGGCGCACGTCGGCCCAGAGCGCCCAGGCCCCCGTGCCGGTTGCGTATGCGCGCTCGACCATCTGCTGGCCCGTCGGCCAGAAGTCGTTCGCCTCGACCCACGCGCCGAGCCACTCGTCGGCCGACCCGTCGGAGACCGACACCTCGGTGTCCTCGTTGAGCACGAGCGACGCCCACTCCTGGCAGGCGCGCGCCGCCGGGTTGAGCGACATGCGCCTCCGCGTCCTGGCCGCCTTGCGCCGGCCGCCGCCGTCGCGCACCGTAACCAAGTACGGCACGTTGTAGAAGTCGTGCACGTCGCCGTCCTGCTCGCCCGCCGCGCGTGTGTACCAGGACCACCAGCGCGCCACGTGGGGTGCCATCGTGTCGTCGATGGTGTATCCCATCGCCTCGAGCGCCTTTCGGGCGCCAGAGGGCAGCGAGAGCCTCTCGTTGGCCATGTTCCGTCCTCCTTACTCGGCGTCCGCGGCACCCGAGCCGCGGTACGCGTACCTGCTGCGCGCCTCGGCCATGACGGCGTAGCGCGTCGCGTCTATCCTGTGGTCGTTGCCGTCCGGTATCGACTCGAGCACCTCGCCGGTCGACCTGACCACCTCGTGCTCGAGCTCGCGGGCTTCCTTCGCCAGCGTCGGGCAGCGCACGGGGTCGATGACCCACGTCACCGCCTGAAGGAACCGGTAGGACGCCTCGCGCATGTTGCCCTTGTTCGCCCTGCGCGCGTTGATGCCGGCGTCGCGCTGCTGGGAGATCGCTGCGGGCTCCGCGTCGTCCGAGCGCACCGGCAGGTGGTGGTAGCGCGGCTCCTGCCCCGGGCCGTCGGCCCACGTGAGCATCTCCCTCAGGCGCTCGGCCTGCTGCGCCGGCGTGAGCTTGTTGCCCCACGCCTCGCAGAACGTGACGAGCGTCATGCGGCCCGGCTGCCATTCCGAGAGCGTCGCGGCCCACGGGTCGGGCCACCACCCGAAGTCCTGGCCGCAGCGCAGGTTGTCGAACGAGCGGATCTCCTCGTCGCTCACCTCGCGGAACACGACCCGGTCGAACACCTCGGTGCCCGTGCCCGTCGGCACGCCGAGGTACTCGTGCTCGTAGGCCTTCGGGTCGCTCTCGCGCAGCGCCTCGGCCTCGTCCAGGAACGCCTGGCCGAGCCATTCGGGCGGAGCGTCGGTGTAGCACGAGCGCACGACGACGCGCCCCGGCCTCGCCTCGCCGACGAGCACGTTGCTCCACGCGCTGGCCGACCGCGGCGGGTTCCACGTCAGGAACGTCCACGTCGGCAGCTCCGAGCCGCGCAGCACCGTCTGCTTCATCTGGCGCACGTAGCTGTAGCCGGGGAACTGCGAGGCCTCCTCGAAGACGAGGTAGGCCACGTAGCCGCTCTCGGGCGCGAAGCCCTTGAGCCGGCTGTCCTGCGGCGTCTGGTTGTCCGCTCCGAAGAAGTACAGCGCGTTGCCGTTGCCCTTGTGCACGGCCTTCATGGGGGAGACGGTCCACTCGAACTCGTCGAGCACGCCGAGTCTGCGGGCCGCGCGCCTCGACTCGGTGTAGATCGAGTCGCGCAGCTGGTTGGTCTGGTTGCGCATGAACACCGCGTTGCGGCCGGGCTCGGAGGCGACGCCCGCGACGACCTCGAGGCAGATGTCCGACGTCTTGAGCGAGCCGCGCCCGCCGGGCAGGAGGTACTCGTCGTAGCGGTGCTCGGCGATCCAGCGGTGCATGTCGACGAAGTCGCGGCCTATGAGCGCCGCGAAGTCGAACGTGCGCTCGGGCTGCTCCTCGGGAACCTCGGGCACCCAGTCGGCGAGCGCCTTGGCGGTCTGCGCGAGCGTGCGGGCCGCGACCGGGACGCTCTCGAGCGACCGGGCGGCCCGCACCTCGTCGGCGGCCTTGCGCATGGCCATGAACCCCGCGCCGATGATCTCCGCGCGGTCGCCGATCGCGTTCGCGGCGGCCTGTTCGCGCAGTTCGGCGAGCCTTGGCGAAACCTTGGGATTCGCCTCGAGCTTCGCTGCGGCCTCGTCGACGCTCTTGTCCTTCCAGGTGCGCGAGCGGGGGTCCGCCTCCCGGTAGGCGGCGCGCTGGGTGAGGCCCCTCATGCGGGCCTGGCAGTAGAGCTCCTGGTTCTGCGTTATCTCCATGCACCGCATGGTAGCCTAGGCCTCACTGCGGCCCCTGCGCTTCTTCTGCTGCTCCACGGAGGCGTGCGGCATCTCCGCGATGCAGCCGGGGCATCGGCGCTGCGCGCCCCTCAGGCGGACGTAGGGGCTCCCGCAGACCTCGCACGTGGCATCGCCGCCAGCTGGCCGCATCTTCGACCTCGGAGCCCTCCTGCCCGCCTCCAGGCACGCGTCGCACGTCCTCTGCAGCGGGTAGCGCGGGACGAACTCGCGGCCGCACAGCCCGCACTCCCTCGGCGCGCGCTCGGCCTCCGACCGCATCCGGTCGAGTCTCGCTATGGCCATGCACGTCTCGAGCGACTCGCGGTCGGCGTACTGCATGCCCTTCCGCGACATCACGCCCCACAGGTCGCGCGGCACCGCCACGAGGTTGCCGGGGTCGAAGTTGCGCTTGTCGTGGTCGGCGAACACGACGTTGCAGCCGTCGGGTATGGGCCCGTGCGCCCGCTCGTACGCGATGTGGTGCTTCGGGCGCCAGTTGTCGTGCGCCGATCTCGGGTCGGTCTTGCGCTCGGCGACCTTCACGTACACGTAGCCGTCCCCCGCGTTCACGCGCTCGGTGCCGATCGGCTGGTGGCCGTTGTGCGGCATGTTGCCCTTCTTGAAGCACGTGGCGCGGCTCCTCGCCTGCGCCTCGGGGCTGATGCCCATCTCGTCCCACGTCCTGCCCTTGTTCGCGGGCTCCATCCCGCGGCGGAACCGCCCGCCGTCGGTGCCGGACTTCACGCCGAACCTCACCTTGGCGTTGCCTATCTGGCTGTCGGTGAGCGGCGTGCCGTAGAGGCGCTCGTGCTCGGCGCTTATCTCGGCCTCGTGGTGCCCGGGCACGAACGAGCGGAACCACTCGACCTTCCCGGGCGTCCAGAACGTCGGCGGGTTGCGCTGGAAGCCGTCGGCCTTGCGCAGGCGCAGGACCTTCGCGCGGCTGTTCACCGCCTTGGCGGTCCTCTCCGGCAGGTCCGGGAACGCCTCTGAGTGCATCTCGGCGATCTCGGCGTTGTGGTGGTCGGGGTAGACCTCGCGCAGCCACGCCTCCTCCTCGGGCGTCCAGCCGCCGGCCCTGGCGCTCATCGCGCCATCCCCGGCATGCTCTCGGACGTCCGCTTCCGGCCGCGCCCGAGCTCGACCGGCTCGACCCCCAGCATCTCGCAGCGCGCCCTGACGCGGGCGTGGTCGACCTCGACGCCGAGCCCCGTCCTGATCCTGTCAACGAGCCATGATGCGGAATGCGCGCCCGCGTTCGCGGCCAGGAACGCGTCGATCTCGGCCCATTCGTCGTCGTCCGGCTCGGGGAGCGACGGCGCGGACGCCTCGGGCACCTGGCCCATGAGCGCGGCCGGCACCGTCGTCTCCATCGTGACGGCGCACGCGAGCTGCGTCTGGGCCTGGGCCTGCATCCTCGCCGCGGACAGCATGGCGTTCGACGCCGCCACAGCCGAGTTCGCCAGGGACGACATCGAGCGGCTGCGCTCGATCTCGGCTTCGCGCTCCTCGGCCGACGACGCGCCGGCGAGCCTCTCCATCTGCTCGAACAGCATCCTGTTCACGCCCTGCAGGCTGAAGTTCGCCATCATCGGCCCCCTATCTCCTCGACGCTCACGTACACGCCCTGCGGGTGCTGGTAGCCCTTCGTCAGCAGCAGGTCGGCGACCTGCGCGTCGTCCTCTGCGAACCATCCCAGGCGCTTCATCGAGTCGATGACGGTCTTAGCGAGGTTG